CTGTATAAGAATAAAATGACTCTCCCCAAATTGGCCCAAACATGTGGGTATAAGGTAATCACAGGCGAGAGACCTACGCTTGGTGATATTGCTTTTGAACAAGGAACAGCAATGGTCGCAGAGTTCACTCACTGGTATTCTCCAGCAGAAGATAACTCTGGAATCAAACAAAAACGCAGGCTAAAAGTGAAAGAAACATGTGATCTTTTAGCTCGGCCAATTAGGAGTTAACTATGGCAGTTTATTACTTTGAAGGTGCTCAAATTCTTGCACCAGTGAATTTTATATCCAATGAACCTATTTACGACTCGGATACAGTGTCGTTGAAGAAACAACGTGCAACTCAAAACGCACAACGATGGGAGCTATCGTTTAATACGCTCCGTACAACAGATAGCACAGACGCTATTATCGCTAACCTTACTAGCGGTATTACTTCTACGGCAACAATGATTATGCCACAACTACGAAATGTAGCAGAAAACACTACTGCTTCAGGAACACCCCATGTTGATTCAACAACAACCAAAGGGACTTCTGCTATACCTATTGACAGGAGCACTTCTTCAGGTATTATACCTAAAGGAGCCTTTATTAAATTTTCTAACCACGATAAGGTTTATATCACAACTCAAGAGTTTTCTCTTGCAGCCGGTACAGTGGCTAACTTAGCTATCTTCCCTTCTTTGCGACAAGACGTTCCCGCAGGAACTAATTTAGAAACGGGAGACGACTGTGTTATGACTTACTACCGTGATCTGAATGGTGTTAGGGGTATTCAATACACAGATGGTATTCTTTCTAACGAAGGTCTTATTGTACTAATTGAGGCGATCTGATGAGAAGTTTTAGTAGTAATGTTCAAACAATTTTGAATTCAGATAACTTGGAATTCTTTTTCCTTGTTGATTTGTATTTTAATAACACGTACAGGTTTACATCCTACAGCACAGACTTAACAGTAGCTAGTAATACTTATATTTCTGATGGAGGTCTATTTGAAGTAGACTCCCCTGATTTTTCTAGTGTGCTAGACCGAGAAGCGTATCGTATTGTCATTTCGGATTTGTCTAATAACTTCTTAGCGGAAATTCGCTCTAATGTTGTCGGCAAAGCTGTAGAGGTTCGTGCTGGATTCATTCAAGCAGATGGCACACCTAATACTACAACCTCTGATTTGGTTTATATTTATCGTGGAACTGTAGATCGTCCGACAATAAACAATGACTTTGGTGAAAAGAGGGTTGTAATAGAGGGTACTTCCCCGCTATCTGATTTGGATGCAGTTAATTCATTTATGACTTCAAAAGCAGGTATGGATAACGTGAGTTCGACCGATACATCCTTTGATGAAGTCTTTGACAACAATGAAATTGAACTTAGGTGGGGGAAACTGTAATGGGTATTGAAACAATTATTTTCACGCTTATCTCTACGGTCTACCAGAGCATGTCTTACAACAAGATGAAACGTGCTCAAGAGGCTGAAGCAGACAAGCGTAGAGGCTCCGTTTTCCCAATCCGTGGGCAGGCAGAGAGTGTTCCAGTAGTTTACGGTCGTGCTGCCTTAGGTGGTATTGAAGTTAAACACAAGACAATGAGAGACTACGTTCATAGCACAGGTACCTTTACAAAGAACTTAACTGCTGGTGCTACAGGAACAAAGAATGAGTTTTTGTTAGTTCAATCTGTTTTGGCTCAAAAAGAGATTGAAGAAGTTCTTTATGTTAATGTGAATAATAAAGACTATCAAGACAAAGATTTTAATCACAACTTTCTAGTAGGTGCTCCAGATTCTGCAAATGCTTTAGGCACTGCTAACGGAATTCCTACAACTGCAACTTTCTCTAACTGTACAAACTTAACTTCTGTCTTCAGACTTAAACGGGATAAGCCTCAATACTCAGGCATTCCTGCTGTAACCTCTTTTGTAAAAGGTCGTAAAGTTAGAACGATTAGCGCGTCTAATGTTTTGTCTACATCTTACACTTATAGTAATAACCCTGCTTACTGCTTATTGGACTATCTTTTAGATGCAGACTATGGGCTTGGTATTACTACCGGTGAAGTTGATCTGGCTAGTTTTAAACACGCAGCAAACATTTGCGATACTGTAGTTTCTTCTGGTCGGCTAGTTGGCGGCAGAGTTCATGGTGTAAAACCTGTTAAAGAGTACGCAACCGTTGGTAACTTACCTACTATCGGTGATGATGCTTTCTTGTATAAGATTGGTGAAAGCACATATAAAGAGTGGATTTGGACTGACGAAGAAAACGAGGTAGGTAGCTATTCGGACACTACCGCACCTACTCGGAATATTCCTTTGTATGAGTGTAATATTGTCCTAGATACTTCTGCAAAAATTCGTGACAACATACAGCTAATACTCAACACAATGGGTTTAGCAGAGTTAACTTGGACCAGTGAAGGTCATTATAAGCTTCTCTTGGAGTATCCTGCTGACCAAGCCGCGCTAAACGCTCTTGTTCATTCTGACCACGAGTTTGATGAAGATAGCATTATCCGAGAAGAAGTGACTTTGTCTTGGCCTTCTGCTGAAGAACGCTTGAATCAGGCAACAATACGGTTTGCTAATGAGCATGAAGACTTTGCCGAAGACTCGGTAACTTGGCCTGTGACAGACAGCGCAGCGCATTCCGCTTATCTAACAGAAGACAACAATAGACCTTTTGTCGCTAACGTATCTTTAGATGGTATCACTGACCCTTATCATGCCCAAGCTCGTGCAGAGCAGCTTGTTCGAGAATCTCGCTCTACCTTTAATATTTCTCTTACGGTAAATAAAAAGGGTTTGTCTTTAGAGCCGGGTGACTTCTTTAAGGTTACTTTACCTCAACAAAACTTGACAAACGAGATATTCCGTGTAACTAGCATTAAAGTTATGTCAAACTTTACTGTGGAAGTTACTGGTATTTATTTCGATGTTAATACCCTAGCTTGGTCGGTTAACGATGACATTGCTTATGTAAGCCCTCCTGCTTTTGAGTTTGACTTAGATCCTCCAGAAAACTTGTCAGTAACCTCTGGTACTTTTGTCAGCGGTGATGGGAGTGTATTTAACTCTTTCCAAGTTGATTGGGATAACGCAGACGACTCTAAGGTACGTGACTATGAAGTTCAGTGGAAGCAGTCAACAGATTCAACTTACTTCTCCGCAGTCACTCAAAATGAAAACTTTGAGATTGTAAACATTGTTCCAAACGTCACCTATGATATACGAGTTCGCTCTCGTACTGCTACAGGTATTCTTAGTGACTTTGTTTCAACAACTGATTCTAACGTTGGTAAAGATACTGCTCCAAATGCCCCCACCGGGTTGGCAGTAGAAGAAGCCTACCAGCTTCTAAAACTAACCTACACTGCCCCAGCAGACAAAGACTTAGCCTATATTGAAGTCAACGAAGGTTCTACAAACGTATTTGCTAACTCTACACAAGCAGGGTTCGGTGAGCGAGGTCAGTTTATTAGACCTAACCTTGCTAATGAGCAAACTTTGTATTTCTGGGCAAGGGCTGTTGACTTTTCTGGAAACACCTCAAGTTGGGTTGGACCTGTTAATGGTACTACTACCTTGATTGCTTCAGGGTCTTTCGATGAAAACGTTCAAGACATATTAGACACAGCTGGATTGGACTCTGTTAACTCGCTCCCCGCAAGCGGGGACTTTGACAATCAGATTGTATTCAATCTTGCTGACAATATGTTGTATCGTTGGACAGGAACCGCTTGGACAAACGAGCTTTATACTGGAATTGAAGATGGTAGTATTGACTCAGATGCTATTGCAGCATCAGCGGTTACAGCAGCTAAGATCGGTAATAATGCAGTTACAACTGCTAAGATTGCTGTAGAAGCAATTACAAGCACAGAGCTTGGGGTTGACGCTGTTACGTCTGCTAAGATTGCAGCGGGCGCGGTTACTGCTACTGAGATCGGAGCATCGGCGGTCACCAATGCTAAAATTGCAGTTGATGCAGTGGATGCTGATCAGATTGCGGCGGATGCGGTTACTAATGCTAAGATCGCCACTGGAGCAGTAGACGCAGGTCAGATTGCGGCAAATGCGGTTACTAACGCTAAAATTGCAACGGGAGCGGTAGACTCTGGGAAAATAGGGGCAGGTGCAGTTACAACTGCTAAGATTGCAAATGAAGCAATAACTGAAGACCTTATAGGGCTAGATGCAATCACAGAAACTAAAATTAGTGATTCCGCAATTACAACTGCTAAAATATCCGCAGGAGCGGTTACTGCAAGTACTATAGCAACAAATGCTGTTACTGCTAATAAAGTAAATGCAAATGCAATTACAGCAGGAAAAATTGCAGCAGGCGCAGTTACAACTGCCAAACTTGATGCTGATGCTGTTACGGCGGATAAAGTAGCAGCTAATGCAATTGAGGCAGGTTCTATCGCAGCAGGTGCAGTTACAGCAGCTAAAATCGATACAGACGCAGTTACAGCCGATAAAGTAGCAGCTAACGCTATTGAAGCAGGTTCTATTGCAGCAGGAGCGGTTACAACTGCCAAACTTGATGCTGATGCTGTTACAGCAGATAAGGTGGCTGCAAATGCTATTGAGGCGGGTTCTATTGCATCGGGTGCTATTACAACTGCAAAGTTAGCAGCGGGGGCTATTACAACAGGTAAGCTAGCAGCGGGCGCTATTACAACAAATAAAATTGCAGCAGACGCTATTACAACAGATAAGATCGACGCTGGAGCGGTTACTGCTGCTGAGATTACTGCGGGGGCTATTACAACAGCCAAGATTGCAGCAGGGGCGGTCACTGCTACTGAGATTGACACCGGTGCAATTACAGCAGGTAAGCTGGCTGCCGGAGCAGTTGAAGCTGACAAAATTGCCGCAAATGCTATTACAACAGATAAGATCGACGCTGGAGCGGTTACTACAAACTCTATTGCTTCAAATGCTATTGTGTCAAACAAAATTTTAGCAGGCGCAATTACTGCAGGTAAGATTGATACAGATGCCGTTAGATCAGACAAAATTCAAGCGAATGCAGTTACAGCAGACAAAATTAGCGTAACTGATCTTTCTGCAATTTCTGCTGACCTTGGTACGATTGAAGTTGATACAGCTAATATTGCTGACGCTGCAATCACTAATGCTAAAATCGGTAACTTAGCGGTAGATACTGCTCAGATTGCAGGGTTTGCGGTTTCTGTTGTTGAAAGCTCTGTTGGAGGTACTGCTGACAAATCTATTGCTTTTACTAACAACAGTGGGGTGCAAGCTGAAATTCTTGTTTTCTGTTCATACAATATTTCTACTACAGGTTCGGGTTCTGCGACGGTTGGTATTGAACTTTTAAAGAATACTACTAGTCTTGATTCAGTAGATGTTACTCGGCCCGACTTGTCTCCTGACTCCAGTAGTGCAGGGATAAAAGGTACGCTTGTTGCGAACACTACGGTTAACAACGGGGTGAGTAGAACCTTTTACTCGAATAAAACTGGATCAGGTACTACTGTAAAAAATGATCTAATCCTATTTATAAGGTTTAAGTAAATGAATTATATCGGATATGAAGTTGACACAGGTATAACATGTGAGCTAATTACAACGAATAATATTGAAGGCAGAAAAAGAGAAGGTTACGGTTACATTGAAGCCCCTGAGTCTTTTTCTCCTAAGATGGTAGGGTTAACAAAAGTAGTGGGTGGAGAAATTCACCCCTACACACCTCCTGTTGATGAGGAAGAGCTTTGGAACAAGCTACGAATAGAGCGCAACAGACGACTTTCTGCTTGCGACTTTACTCAATTCCCCGACAGCCCTTATAATACAGAACTTTGGGCAGAGTATAGGGAGTTGTTAAGAAACCTACCTTCTACAATAGAAGATATTACACAACCTGTTATTTGGCCACAAAAACCAGAATAATCGAAAGGAAATATTTATGTTGAACCTATTGCCGGTTCTTGCACCAATTTTGACTCAGCTTATTTCTAAGTTGGTGCCTGATAAAAACCCCGCTGAACTTGATGCAGAAGTAAAAATGGCACTATTGGAACACACTGACTCTTTGGAAAAAATCCGAGGTCAGATTGTTATGGCTGAAGCCAAGTCTGAAAACTGGATTGTTTCTGCTTGGCGACCGTTGCTTATGATGGTCGTTGTTCTTATTATTGCTTGCAACTATTTGCTCTTTCCAATTATCGGTATCTTTTACCCTGAAGTCATTACTCTAGACCTCCCGCAAGAACTGTGGCAGTTGCTAACTATTGGTGTTGGTGGTTACGTTGTTGGTCGTTCAGGTGAAAAGATGGTTGATAAATGGAGTAGCAATGGGGGTAAAAAGTAATGGAATTTACTAGAATGAAAATGACTAGTATGTTTGAAAAACCAGTTGAAAAGAAAACCTACAACTGGCGCTTTGGAAAACGTTCTGAGTCTAAGATTGAAGGTATTAATCTTGAACTCGAAAAAGTTACTCGTCGGGCACTTCAGCTTTCTCCTGTAGACTTTGGTGTTACATGCGGTCTTCGGACTCAGCATGAACAAAACCAGCTACGGGTTCAAGGTAAGTCACAGATTAAACACTCTCGTCACCAAGACGGTATGGCAGTAGATGTTGTTGCTTACGAAGGTTCTCGTATTACTTGGGACTTAGATAAGTACATTACTATTGCTCAAGCCTTTGCAGAAGCTGCTCGAGAACTAAATGTTACAATTCGTTGGGGCGGTGCTTGGACTCACTACTTGAATGACAACGACGCTAAGGCTGCACACGAAGCCTACGTTTCATTAAGAAAATCACAAGGGCGGCGTCCTTTTATTGACGGACCTCACTTCGAAATTCCGAAATAATAAATACTTGACCCTTATGATACAAGAGGACAGATTTATAGATCTGACAGTCCTCCAGAAGGACGACCTGCTGGGAATTACCCGGTAGGTCTCCTTTGTTTTTAAAGAGTAAAAAATACTTGACCCTTATGAGGGAGGCCCCCTTAAGATTATATTTAAAGATATAACTAAAGATACTATTAGTTCTTATGTATCTTTTAATATAATCTATTAACAACTACAACATAAAGGCATTATGCCTGATTACAAAATAATGAGGTATCAATATGGCGCTCGTTAAGACAGCTGCTAATACTATTAAAAGAGGACCAGAAACACCTAGTGCTTCTTATATGTCTCTTAAGCCTTTGTGGAAAAAAGCCCGTGCTGTGCTTCAAGGTGAAGCTCATGCTAAAGCACATGATGAATTCATAGAGGTTGATTACAATAACTTGCTACTGCCTTTTTCACCTAGCATGACTCAAAACCAGTATGACTTCTACAAGTCAGAAGCAGAGCTACCGGGGCTTACAACACAGTATGCTCGTGTGCTAATTAGTGCTTTGCTTCGTAAGCCTTCACAACTTAAGTTACCTGAAGAGCTTGAGCAAGTACAAGCTTATGATTGGATCACAAAAGACTTTACCCTTGATGGTGCATCCTTGTTTAATTTCTTAGATGCTGCTATCTGGGAAGAACTTCAAACTTCTCGTGCTTGGGTTTACATTGATCACCCTGTTGTGCCTGATGCTGAACTAGAATCAATGATGCCGGAAGAGCGTATGAAAATTTCACCTTACCCTGTTTTGATTAAGGCTGAAAACGTTATTAATGTTCAAGTAAAGACTCATCCGATTACTCGCGCTAAGACTCTTACCCGTATGGTTACTCGTTACATTATGGAAGAGTATGATTCAAACAACCCTTGGCATCCAGACTATGTTGATACTGTTTGTGATCACTATCTTGATGAGCAGGGTTTTTTGGTACTTGATTACTATAAGAAAGCTCATGGTTCTCACGAAGTAGAAGCTTTGAATGGTGTAATCACTCAAGAATACATAGATTCTGCTGATGGTGGTTTCCAAAAATACGACACTGTTTATCCTATGAAGTTTGGTCAGCGTTTGGATCGTATCCCGGCGTTTCCGCTTAACGGACAACTAGAGCCAATTGAACCAGTACTTATGCCTCTGATTGACAGAGAGGTAGCTCTGTACAACAAAGTATCTCGCCGTAACCACCTGTTATACGGTGCTGCGACCTATACCCCTGTGGTGCAGTCTGACATGACTGACGAAGAGTTTGAAGAACTCGTGAATGCAGGTCTTGGTACTTGGCTACGTGTCCGTAAAGATGAGTCTATTACTGTCCTTGAAACACCTACAAGTGCTTTGAGTGACATGGATCGAGCTATTGAAGCTACTGTTTCTGAAATGGCAAAGATGGGAATTCGTATGCTCTCTCCCGAACAAGCAGCTTCTGGTGTTGCTCTTGAAATCCGTAATGCTTCTCAAACTGCTCAACTTGGGACCATGAACGCTAAAATCTCAAGCACAATGCAAGAAGTTATTGCCTTCATGCTGAATTGGAAGTATGGCACCGAATATACAGGTAATGACATTAACTTCCAACTATCCTCTGACTTCTCTCCTATTGTTGGCGGTGAAGGTGCAATGCGCCTTGTCAGTGAATGGTATCAGAGTGGTATTATCTCTCGTAGCACTTGGATTAATATTGCCAAGTACAATGACTTCCTTCCGGCTGATTACAACGACGAAGAAGCGGTTGAAGAGATTCAAACTGATCCGTTAACAAATAAAACACCGGATGAAGAGATTCAATTAGAGGAAGAATAAGCTGAAATAGCTCAACGGCAGAGCAACGCTCTTGTAAAGCGTAGGTTCTCAGTTCAAATCTGAGTTTCAGCACCAATAGAGACCTAGGTAAGTCTAAAAACTGCCTATCCACGAAGTAGTAGTACTGGAGTAATTATGTCTACAATTAACGAAAAGATTTTTGACAGGATCGTAGATCACAGCACTGATGTTCGACTCTACGAGAATGGTCAACAAAAAGCACAACGTGAAATACTAAGAACACATCGTAAAAACTTAGCAGAAGTTTTAAAGAAGAACATTCGGAGCGATGTGAAACCTGAAGTTAACCGTTTTGCTAAAGAAATTAACAAGTCTATTGTAGGCTCTGTTACTCAATTTACAAAGGCAAATAAGAGTTTTCACTATAATAACCTTCACGCGGAAGTGAAAGGGTTTTATCGTACACAAAAACCTAAGACTGCTGATCTTGTGAAAGAGATTACTGGCCCAAACATTAAGGGTGCTAAATCTATTACTAGAAACGTTAGCAATATCTCTTCTGGAGAACTAGTCCGCATACAATCTAAAGTTAAAGCTGGACTTGCTGCGGGGAAAGCTAACAACGAAATTATTAATGATGTTCTGAAAACAACTAAGATTACAGAGCATCAAGCCAAGACACTAACAAGAACTTCTATTACAGCGGCTCAAACTCAAGCTTTGAATGATGTTGTACAACAAAACAAAGAATTGTTTGAAGGCTACATGTTTACTGCTATTCTTGATAGCCGTACCAGCCCTATCTGTACTCATCACAATGGTAAGGTTTATGATGTTGATGATAACCGTTTCCAACCGCCGCTTCACTTTAACTGTCGATCAACTCTTGTTCCGGTAGTAAAGTCTAAAGAAGCTCTGGAAGGCGTGACCTCAGATAAAATTAAACCAAGGAAACTAAACAAAGTTCATTCCGCAGACCTGGATGGTCAACCTTCAAAGATTAAGACCTATGGAGAATGGCTAAGGCGTCAAACAACTGAAGTTCAAACTAAACTACTAGGTGGTGAGCGTCAAGCCTCGTTGTTTCAAAAAGGACGACTGAAGGCTGAAGAGTTTGTTTCTCCTGAAGGTAAGGCTTTGAGTATTCGAGGACTAATGCGTCGTGCTAATAGAACAGTTAGACGCCCTACTACAACCAATGAATACACAGGTACGCTTAGGTTTAACACCCCAGATGAACTTATGAGTTCTAAGGCTAATACCGAAGCACTAAAGGATTTCTTTAAAAATGATGCTGGTGAAAACGCACAAGCTTTGTCCCTTGTCGATTACAAGGGAAACTCTTTGTCTCAAAAACAAGGTTCAAGGCGCTATTTCAAAAACGATCGCAAGGGTGCTGCCTTTAGCGCCGATGGGACAGACTATGGGGATGGGCCTTACAAGCATTTACAACCTCCTGATCCAGAGTTTCTAGCGGAGAGGCTTGAGAAGCTTTCTTTTGAACAGTATGCTCTAACAACTAAACAACAAGACTATATACGAGATTTTGTAAATAGTTTAGACAGGTCTCTTTCTGTAAACCAACGATCAGTTGTTGTTGATGTTCTTCGTCAAACTTTTTCTCGGGCTAACAAAACCGGAGAAGTCTGGGGGACCCCTGTTTCTGTATTCCGTAAGTTTACTTTGAATGCTGTTCAGGACCAAGGTACTACACTGTTTAACCGCGCTGTTGAGCGAGGTAGGATGTTTGGTACGCTTAACAGTCGTTTAAAAGACGATCCAGAGGTTGACATTCTCGGTAAAAAGTTTACAATCTCTAAGTTAGTTGACTCTCAAATCAAAGATAACCGCTACATTGCTCGTTGGCCTGAAAAACAAGGTGCTAACTTAGCTCGTAGAGCCTTCTACAATCGCAAGGCCCCTATCGCTGCTTACACACAGCCTATCATTAGGCGTTATCCGAAGTTTAATGCTAAGAAGTTTCTTCTTGAAAAACTTCCCGGTTATAAACTATGGAAAAAGCTAAACAAAGAAAAACTTCCAAGCGACTCTTGGATCACTCAACAAATTTCTAAACTCCGAGGTAATACCCGTAAAATTTTAGACGGTGAGTTTTTGGATGAAACAACCCTTGAATCTATTATAGAAACACTTTCAGAAAAACTTTCTGCTTCTGACGTACCCAGCATCGCAGATTTTGACGCGATTGCTCTAGATTTTTTATTTAATTTTTACCGAGAAAGGGTTACTAATTTTTACCGAGAAAAGGCTATTAAAACCATAAACGACAAAACCATTAAAGCCTTGTCTAAGTCTATGGAAATGATTGCCGCTGCAGACGGTGCAGACTACGATCAGCTTGCTATTAAGATTGGTCAGCTGTTTGATGATGAGCTTGGTAGTTTAAATCCTTTTAGATCTAAAACACTAAAAGAGTTTCATAAGGATGGGTCCAGAATACTTGCAAATCTTGAGCGCCAAGGGATAATCCGTACTGATGTTTTTCGTGATAGTGGCACAAGCTCTCCTATTGACTTGGCTACAGGTTTAGCTTCTCGCGATAAGTCTTTACGCGGTGTTTCTGTGTTTAAACAAATTCAAATTGTTGATGGTGATTTAAGACAACTACAAATTGCTAATGCTAAGACTCGTGCTGCAAGGCGGTTTGGGGTATACCATAGACGTGATCAGCTTTACGCTAAGGCGGGAGAAAAAGTTTACTTTGATGCTCGTAATCGTAAAACCTCTCAACCTGTCGTATCTGAAAACGTCTTTGCTGACTATGATCCAAAGCAGATTGATCGTGATATAGCTAAAATGCTTAATCACGCTAACTCAGTGAAGTACCAAGTAGACCCTGATTTCTTTGACTTTGCCGAAGAAGTAATCTACTTTAAAGCTAAACGATCAGGTGATGCTGCGTTGCTTGAAAAGAACGAGTGGAAGAAACTGTTTATCGATGCTCGTGGTAATGATGGAAGAGGTGTTCTTGCAACAGCTAAATTCCATAGACAGCGTAATCAAGCCTTCTCGGTAGACGCCTCTATTGACTTCCGAGGTCGTGTTTATCACCGTGGTCTTTTAACTCCAACTAAGGGTGAAACCGTGCGTCCGTTCTTAAATACGGCAAAAGGTGTTTCTATGACACCAGACGCAGTAGAAGAGCTTATGACTCAAATAGGTGCCGCTGTCGGGAACCCACTAGATGTTCTTACAGTGCAAGGTAGGTTAAAAGCATTTAAAGCTGTAGAAGATGACTTACTAGAGCTTGGTAGCTATATGCTAGACAAGCCTTCCCAAAGAGCAGGTCAGGTTCGTAAGTTCATTGAGAAAACCCATCAAATGGGTCTTGATGATGAACACATCGGCAAAGTATCTCGTTTGGCTCTAGAATACACTCGTATATACCGTCACATGGATGGTAAGATGCCAACAGATAAACGGCAGTTTAATTCAGCAGATATCAGAAAGCTTGCTAAGTACAAGACCAAGATGATGATTGAAAACGACGCTAGTTCTTCTGGTGCGCAGATTATTGCTCTTTCCACAAAAGATAGAGCGGCTGCTAACCTCTCTAACGTTGTTCAAACCGATAAGAAACAGCGTCTGTACGACGAAATTGCTAAACGCACTGTCAACGACCCTGAGTTCTTGGCAATACCTGAACTTGCTGAATTAGACCTTGATTGGTCTGACTTAATGAAAGCTGCTAAAAACCAGAACATGG